TTATAGTAGTTTTTTGTCAAGTTTTTTTTTTTTTTTAATGATACGGCGACCACCGAGATCTACACAGAGTAGATCGTCGGCAGCGTCAGATGTGTATAAGAGACAGCAGTATAGCGAGAACACAATCGGTTTTACAATCAAATTTAACGCCGAAGTTCCCGCTTGGATGAATAGCAAAGACCTCCCCGAACTGAAACGTCTCGCAGAATGGTTCACGTCCCACGGAGCGGCTTTACAGGACGGTCAGACCCTGACCGTAAACGGCAAGACTTGGACGAAACAACAACTCTTACAGCGAGGAGCGGATTATGCTCAGGCAGCGGAGAATAAACAGACCGCCGCCGACGCTGCGGCTCGGGAGGCTGAGGCGAACGCGAAAGAGAACGAGCGCAAGCGTAAGGCTGCGGCTCGGGAGGCTGAACGTAAACGGAAAGAGGCTGAACGGGAGGCGAAACAGTTAGCCGACCAACAAGCAGACCGCACCCGTCAAATTCAGGATTATACTCGGGCTGTCGAGGAGGCTGTCGAGGCATCTGAATTAGACATCGCTCAAAAGAGGCTCGAATTACAGGAGGAGGGTTTCGACCGAGAATTGGCGCAACTGAACCTGAACTATCGCCGCCTGATTCAGGAGAACAAACAGAGAGAGCAAGAATTGCTCGAATCTCTCGCTGATAATAAACTCCGCGAATGGTTGAACCTCAATCCGACAGCGACAAAAACAGAGCAGCTCGCATATCGGAACTCTCTGTTCGACGTGAACAGCCCAAATCGTTTGACCCGTTCAGACCTGACAGCGGGTCAACAGTCCATGTTGGCTCAATACGACGCTATCGCCGAACAGTTCGAGACTGAGGGTAAGAAGAACCTGTATAAAAAACTCCTCGCTCAATATCAGGATTACGAGACCCGCCGAACGGAGACGAACAAAAAGTTCGATGCCGAGCGTCGGGCGTTGGAGGCTGCTCCGATAGATGAAACCGCAAGACAGGCTGCTATCGAGGAATTGGAGCGACAGCGTCGGGAGAGCTTAAAGTCGATTAACGACGAGGAGGTTCAATCGTTGCAGAAAACCTCCTCCCTGTTCGTCGAACTGTTCGCCGACGCATCGACCAAAAGCACCTCAGAGATTAACAAGGTTATCAAAACAACGAGGGAATTGCTCTCGTATCTTACGAATACCGAGGACGCTGATATAACTCCACAGTTCGGGTTCACGGCTGAACAGCTGCGGACGCTCAAATCATCGCCCGAGCAGATCAAAGCGATAACAGAACAGGTCGAGAAGTTACAGGAGGTTGCGAACAGGAGTAATCCGTTCAAGGCTCTCTCCGACGCTCTGAAAGACCTGTTCGAGAAACCTAAGGACGGAAAGAACGGAGAGAGCGTCGAGGCGAAACTGAAAAAAGTCGGAGCCGCAGCGAACGAGTGTGCTGATATGGTCGGCGGAATCGCGGGAAAACTCTCCGCCATGTTTGAGGCGGCGGGGAACGACGGAGCGGCAGAGGCGTTCTCGACCATTGAAACCGTTATGTCGTCCGTGTCGAACATCGCCTCAGGTTTCGCACAGGGCGGTCTCATCGGAGGAATCGCCGCCGCTGCGGGCGAGGCGATAAACCTTATTGGCTCGATATTCTCGGCAAACGCCCGACACGCTAAGGCTCTCAAAGAGATTCAAAAGGAGGCGACGGCTCAACAACGAGCCTATAATCTCGCCCTCCTCGAACAGCGTCTCGCTTACGAGCAAGCCAACACGGTTTTCGGAACGATTGATTACGCTAAGGCGACGAACGCTGTCCTCGTTATGAAAGACGCTTACGCCGCTCTGAGACAGGAAATTGTCGGGACGGCAGAGCAACAGCGAAAATTCTCGTATAAGGATTTCGGCAACAGTTTTTGGAATCGTCTTGCCAATTATAATTATTCTCAGCAGAAAGACCTCTATTCAGGTCTCGCCGACATTCAAATCAAGACGGGACACAAAAAAACAGGTCTGTTCGGTTGGGGTAAGGGTAAGGACATATATTCCTCAATCCTCGACGTATATCCTGAACTGATTGACAGACAGGGCAATTTCAATCGGAAATTAGCCGAGAGTATCTTAAATACCCGAACATTCTCAGGCGAGGGTAAAGAGGCTCTCCAAAATATGATTGACCTGTACGACGAGGCGGAGAAAGCGTATCAGGAGGTTAAAGATTATCTCACAGGGATTTTTGGAGACCTCGGAAATACAATGTCGGACGCTCTCGTCGATGCGTTCAAGAACGGGACAGACGCAGCGGAGGCGTTCGGAGACAGCGTCGCCGAAATGTTGGAGAATATCGGAAAACAAATGATTTTCTCGACCCTGTTCAGCGGTATTATTCAGAAAGCCAACGACGAAATGTTGGCGACAATGACAGACGTATCCCTGACTGAGGAGCAGAAATTTAATCGGTATATCTTGATTCTCGACGCTATGACGAGCGGGATTCTCGGACAGCAGGACAATTATAACGCCCTCCTCGAAAAATATCAGCAAATGGCGGCTGCAAAGGGCATAACCATTTTTGAGGACGAGGACGGGAGACAGGCAAGTCAGAAAGGAATCGCCACAGCCTCTCAGGAGAGCGTGGACGAACTCAACGGACGAGCCACGGCGATTCAGGGACATACTTATTCAATCAACGAGAGCACGAAACAACTCGTCGCCGTCTCGGGTCTGATTCTCGAATCAGTCCTGAACATCGAGAGTAACACGTCTGAGATTGAAGAACGCCTCGGGAGGGTCGAGAGTTATTCCCGACAGACCCGAGACGCTCTCGAAGATATTTCGATAAAAGGTTTAACACTCAGGAAATAATATGCTGACAGGACGATTATACATAGACGGTAACGACGCATACAAACAGTATGGAGTTTACGTCGTTAAAGGCGGCTGGAACGACCTTGTCGCTTTTCCTCCTCTGAAATCCGTTACCTCAAACGATTGGCAAGAGGAGGACGGAATCGAGGCTGACCTGTCGAACCCTGTCCTGAACACCCGAGAGGTGCAACTGAAAATCGCTATCGGAGGCGAGTTCAGCCGTTTCCCCGCCCTGATTGACCTGTTATCCGACGGAGCGTATCACAGGTTCGAGTGCGTTTACATCAAGCGAGATTTCAGGCTCAGGCTCGTTTCTGTCCCGAATATGGCTGTCGCTCAGGCTCTCGGGACTGTTACTCTGAAACTCGCCGACGATTTCCCCCTGAACGGGTATAAATATCGGATTCCAGACAGTTCTGTCCCCTCCGCAGAGGATTACAAGTTCGACGGGTGGAAATTCACTGATTACGGCGTTCGGGTTCTCAAAGGAACGCTCGCCGAGGTTCTGAAACCCTCGACCGTGAAAACGAATCTCCTCCGAAATCTGTCCTCCCTGTCAGGAGCGATTTACGACGGCGTTCAGGTTCGCTACAAGGCAAAGGACGTGAAAGTCTATTGCCTTATGCGGGCGGAGAGCCTCGACGAACTGTGGCGCAATTACGACGCTCTCCTGTTCGACCTGATAAGACCCGACGAACATCTCCTCAGGGTGGACGAACTCGAACAGGAGTTTCCGTTCCATTATAAAAGTTGTCAGGTTCAGGAGTTCTATCCCGACGGCAAAATTTGGCTCAAATTTACCCTGACCCTGACGTTTACCCACTCGTTCAGAATCGAGGACGGCGACGTGGTTCTCGCCACCGAGGACGGAACAATCGTATTCACTCAGGACGATATTAACGCCATTGATATGCTCCCCGACCGATTCACTTACCCGAGTGTTCGGTTCGTCAATAACAGAACGGTTCTCCGCCTGACAGGAAACGGCTCTATCAGATTCAACAATTAAAAATACAGTCAAGCAATGAAGAAAGTCAAAATTTCGGAACTCCCTCTGTATAACTCCCTGAAAGGGTTGTTTACGCTCGGAACGGATAAGGATAACCGCTCCGTCAAGGTTTCATTGGAGTTCGTCGAGACAAAAACGGCGGAGGCGGCTAAGGTTGCGACCGACGCTGCCGCTGCCGCCGAAAAGAAAGCGACGGACGCTGCCGCCGACGCTGAAAAGAGGACGAACGCCGCAATCTCGAACGCTCAGACCACCGTTGCGAACGCCGCAGCCGCCGCGAAAAAGGTTGCCGACGACGCAGCGGCTCTCGCCACAACAGCCGCCCAAAATGCCAACACAAAAGCGAGTGCGGCGGCTCAGGCGGCGGGACAGGCGACAACAGCAGCGGGACAGGCTAATTCAGCCGCTCAGTCAGCGAACGCCGCAGCGACAGCCGCGAACACAGCCAAAACCGAAACCCTGAAAGCGAAAGGGGACGCAGAGACGGCGACGGCTCAGGCTCAGGCGGCGACCGCAGCAGCCAACAAGTCAAAGGAGGATGCCGACGGAGCGACCTCCGACGCTCAGGACGCAACCGAGGACGCAATTCAGGCGACAGAGAACCTCCTGAATTTCCTCGGGACTATCCTCCCGACAGCCCTGTCCGTCGAACCCGTTCCCCACCTGACCCTCGGGAATGTCGCCCCCGTGTATATAAACGCCGTCCTGTCGCCCTCGGGCGTTCGGCAGAACATTATATTCATCAGCGACAACAAAGCCGTTACCGTCGCCCCTGACGGTCGTCTGAGAATCGTCGGGAGCGGTCGTTCTGTCGTTCAGGTAATCCCGACCGTAAACACAGCCCTCGCAAAGGTTATCGAGGTCGAGGTCGGCGAACCGACTGTCCGTCTCGTCAACACCCGAAACCGAATCCGCCTGACAGCGTCGGGTGCGTTCCGAATGAATTAACAATCAAGTTTCACAATTAAAAACAAATTTCAACATGGCTCTAACAGCAGCTCAGGAACAGACCCTCGTTCAGATAATCGAGGCGTTCCAAAACGGAAAGCGTCTCAGCGATCTGCCCGACGTGAAAGGAACAAACCCGTTCGACCTCCTCGTCGAGGTTCTCGACACCGACGGAGAGAGCAAGAAAGCGGCTCTCGCCTCGCTCCTCCCTTACCTCGAAGAACAGTGCTCCTACGGGGCTGAACGCTCTCTGTCGGTCTCCTCTCCGACCTGTACCCGTATCGGCGACGTAACCCTCCACAAGTCGCTGCCTATCCATTCACGCCTGAAAGGTTGTCTCCTCGACGACAATGGCGACGTAACCGAATACCTCGCCCCGAACGATTGGACGGGACAGACCCGAGACGGCTCACGCGGTCAGGTTATGGTAGAAATCCCGCTCCATTATCGCAAGTTCTCTTACGAGGGCGGTATGTTCCGTGTCCGCCTCTCGGAACTCCCTCTGCCTGGCTATCATCAAGTGCCGAAAATGTATATTTCGGCTTACGAGGCGACCGTTCAGAGGACAGGGAACAAACTGTCGTCCGTCGTCAATACCTCTGTCGATTTCCGAGGCGGCAACAATAACGCCACTTGGGACGGAACGTATCGTTCGCTCCTCGGTCTCCCCGCGACAGGAATCAGCCGAACCAATTTCCGCACCTATGCCCGCAACCGCAAGGCGGGTTCGACCGAGTGGAACTGTATGACATACGAGGCGCAGAAGGCTCTTTATTGGCTCTTTGTCGTCGAGTATGCAACGCTCAACACTCAGGCGGCGTATAATCCCGAACTGACCACTGAGGGATTCCGACAGGGCGGTCTCGGAGCGGGTGTTACCGACCTGAACGGAACGAAATGGAACAATTTCAACGGTTACTATCCATTCATTCCCTGCGGCTACACCGACAGCCTCGGAAACGGAACAGGGGTCGTCCCGTTCACTATGCCCGACGAATACGACCCCGACGCGACCGCTCCTGTCGTAACGAATGTTCCCCGCTATCGCGGTATCGAGAACCCGTTCGGACACCTGTGGCAATGGACTGACGGAATCAACGTCCGAATCAGCCCGACCGAGGAGAACGGAGGCGACGGTTTCTCGAAAGTATTCGTATGCAAAGACCCCGCGAAATTCAAGGACAACGGTTACGACGGTTACAGCCATGTCGGGAACGAGGCTCGAACCGAGGGATACGTCAAAGAAATAATCGGGGGCGAATACGGCGAGATTATGCCCTCGGTTGTCGGCGGAGGTTCGACGACCTATTTCTGCGATTATCACTACACTAACATTCCGACCACAGAGACGCTCCGTGGTGTTCTGTTCGGTGGTTACGCGAATTACGGTGCGGTTGCGGGTCTCGCCTGTGCGTACTCGTATCGCGCCCCCTCGGATGCGACTGCGGACTTCGGCTCTCGCCTTTGCTTTATACCCGCATAATCGACCCCCGTCCCCCGCTTTTCGGGGTTCGCTCTGAGGAGCGGGGGTAATTAAATCATCAGTTATGGAATACGACCCTATGCGACAGGCTGACCGAGTTCTAAACGGAGTTCTCGGGCAATGGACAGCAGAAGTCGAAGAAAAGAACGAAACAATGGAAACAAATCAGACAAACGAAACTCCCGAGGTCGAGGACGACGGTTCTCTCGCGTTCCTGAGAATCCCGAGAGACGAACACAGCCGCAGCCTACAAGGAGAGGAGGTCAAACAGTCGAGAATCGTAAACACCTCGTTTTGGGTTCACGCTTTTCTCGAAGATGTGCCGACCCGATTCTCGAAAGCCAAAGGAACGACAGGTCAGACACTCGTCCAAATCCGCCCCGAGAGGGACAGCCCCGAATCGGAGGCTCGAAAGTTTTTCACGGGTTCTCAGGACATTCTCTATGTTCTCAAAGAGATTAAGAGACTGAACAAATTCCCGCGAAAAGTAACTCTCCGAGGAAACGGAAACCGATTTTGGTTCGAGTGAAAAATATAAGGTTGGTCGTTCCCGTGGTGTTCTGTTCGGTGGTAACGCGAATAACGGTGCGAATGCGGGTCTCGCCTATGCGAACTCGAATAACGCCCCCTCGAATACGAATGCGAACATCGGCTCTCGCAATTGATTTTCAAACAGGTTTAATCGCCTGTCAAAAGATATTATGGAACGACGACCTCGCCTCTTGGCGAAAAAATTATCAACTCAAACGGAGTTAGTAGAAACGCTCTTTGTATCGGCTATCGAACGCCCCACCTGAAAAGCAAAGCAATGAAACGTATAACAAATTTATACGACAAAATAATCTCACTGGATAACCTCCGACGGGCTGACGACAAGGCTCGTCGGGGGAAACTCCACACCTATGGGGTCAGAACCCATGACCTCAATCGAGAGGCGAATTTGCTTGCGCTCCACGAGGCTCTTTTAACGAAAACTTTCAGGACATCGCCTTACGAGGTGTTCGTCGTTAGAGAGCCGAAAGAACGGCTAATTTACCGTCTCCCGTATTATCCCGACAGAATCGTTCATCACGCCATTATGAATGTCCTCGAACCGATTTGGCTGAAAGTGTTCCCGTATAACACATACAGTTGCATAAAGGGACGAGGAATCCACGGAGCAATGAAACGGGTAAAAGAGATTCTCAGGGATAAGGAGAACAGCCGTTACTGCCTGAAAATCGACATCAAGAAATTTTACCCGTCTGTCGTCCACAGCGTCGCAAAACGGATTATCCGCCGCAAAATAAAGTGCAAAGACACCCTCGCCCTGCTCGACGAGATAATCGACAGCGTGAACGGTTTCCCCGACGCTCTCGACAAAGAGAAATGCTGTCAGGGACGCTCGCTCCCTATCGGGAATTATCTCAGTCAGTATCTCGCAAACCTGATTCTGTCTTACCTCGTCCACAAAATCAACGAGCGGAAAGGAATCAAAGGAGTTATTTATGCCGACGACGGGGTTTTCTTTTCGAGGTCGAAAGAGGCTCTCCACGAACTCTGCCGATTCATCGACGAGTATCTGAGCGGAGAACTCCAACTGACCCTGAAAGGGAATTATCAAGTTTTCCCGATTGCCGAGAACCGTTACGACAAACACGGTCGAGGATTGGATTTCGTCGGGTTCGTGTTCTATCACAATCAGACGCAGATCCGCAAGACAATCAAGAAAAATTTCTGTCGAGCCGCCGCCCGTCTGAACAGGCGAAACCCTCCTGTCTCTGTCAAGGAATACAAACAGGGGATTTGCTCTTGGCTCGGTTGGGCGAAATACAGCGATTCAAAACATTTATTAAAAACAATCATAAAACAAGACGTTTATGGCAAATTATGATTCAAAGCCCTCCATTTTGGAGGCAGTCGGAAACGGCTCATTCCTCTATCGTTTCAACATCGAGGAAAACACCTCGGAAATCCACGCCGAGGGAGTGGACGAACCTGTCAGCACCCGAACCTCTTGGGACTGCGACGAGGTCGTAGTGTGGTCTCCCCTGACCTCGAACAAAATCACGGAGGCGGTAATCTCGACAATCTGTCCCGCCTCTCACGAACAAAAACTCGTCAACGAGTTCAACGCCGCGAACCTCGGTCTCGTCGGCGGCTCAAAGTCGAGCGACGAGGCAAAACAGCGCATCGCCGCTTACAAAGAGTTCCTCGAATATAGAGCCACTCTGAAAGCACAGGTGGACGCTGATTGCGCCGCCCTCGGAATCCGCTAATCGGCAAAAGCGATTTTGCCGCTCTCTGTGTCGTTTCTGTTTTTCATTGGAGCAATATATCCAATTGGATTTCAGAGAGCCACAGAGAGAAAATTTCGCAAAAATAACTCCGTTTTTGATATGAAGATATACAACAACATCGACCAACTGATTATCGACATCGACGTGGACGACAGTTCCTATCGGCACAGGGTAATCAAGGGCGAAAATAACATCGTCCTGAAATACTCCCTCCCCGAACACGTCGAGATACCTGTCGGCTCATACTGTCAGTTTCAGGGACAGCGATACACCCTCGAACGTCCCGAGGCTTTCAAGAAACAGCATAACCGCCGTTTCGATTATACCGTTACGTTTGAATCCTATCAGGCGAAAGCAAGCATTTGGAAATTCAGGAATCCCGTGGACGGTCGTCTGAAATTCTCTCTCACAGCGACCCCGAGAGAGCACCTCCAAATGTTCGTCGATAATATGAACCGACGGGACACGGGCTGGACTGTCGGCGAATGTATATCAGGAACGGAGACGCTAATCAACTACGACCACGATTTCTGTATCGACGCTCTGAAAAGACAGACGACGACGTTCGAGACCGAATACGAAATCGACGGGAAACGGGTCTCCCTGAAAAAGGTTGAGTATAACAAGAATAACCCGCTCCCCCTCGCTTACGGCTGTGGGAACGGGTTCAAATCAGGGGTCGGACGCTCGAACAGCGGCGAACAGCCTCCGACCGAGATTCTGTTCGTTCAGGGCGGCACGGATAACATCAACCCGAGCAAATACGGGAACGCCGAACTCCTCCTCCCGAAAGGACAGACGATTCAGTTCGACGGCGAGAAATTCGAGGACGAGGACGGTTTCGTCCCCGCTAACGCCCGCTCTTATGTGGTGGACGATTTGGGTCTCTCAATCCGTCGGACAGACAAACCTCTGACCTCTCTCGCAGAAGACAGTCTCGATGCCTCCTCAATCTATCCGAAACGTGTCGGGTGGATTTCCTCTGTCGTCCCTGTCAAGCCCGAGAGCAACTTTTACGATTTCGTCGATAAGGACATACCCTCGAACCTCAATTACGAGGATTGCCTGATAGAGGGCGAGACCATGACTGTTATATTTCAGTCAGGAATGCTTGCGGGGAAAGAGTTCGAGGTCAAATACTATCATAACTCAGTCAGCGGAAAAGCCGCCCGACGGTTCGAGATTCTCCCTCAGGAAATCGACGGTGTTACCATGCCGAACGAGACGTTCAAACCGAAACAGGGCGATTCTTACGTCGTGTTCCACTGTATGCTCCCTGATTCATATATCCGAGACGACGAGACGAAAACAGGCGGTTCGTGGGATATGTTCAGAGCCGCCGTCCGACACCTGTTCGACGCAGAGGAACAGAAATACTCGTTCTCGGGCGAACTCGACGGACTGTGGGCAAAAAAGGATTGGGAAAACATCGGAGGGCGAATCCGCCTCGGCGGGTATGTCCTGTTCCGAGACGAGAATTTCCAACAGGAGGGCGTTTTGGTTCGTATCACGGGCATTAAAGATTACATCAATAATCCCCACAGCCCAACGATAGAACTCTCGAATCAGACCGTCGGAGACAGCGTATCGAGCGAACTGAAAACCCTGAAAAGCGAGGAGGTAACGGTCGAGGATAACTATCGCGCCGCCGTTCTGTTCACGAAACGCCGATTCAGGGACGCAAAGGAGACGATTTCAATGCTCGAATCAGCTCTTTTGGATAATTTCACGAACAGCATTAACCCTATCGCCGTTCAGACCATGTCGATGCTCGTCGGCGACGAGAGCCTCCAATTCCGTTTCGTCAACAATACGACAACGCCCTCGGCTGTCTCGGACGGTATCGAGTATAACAACGAGACCCGACAACTGACCGCCCCCGCTGGAATCATTCAGCACATGACGCTCGGAATCGCCTCCCTGAGTTCTCAACATCAGGCGAACGAGTATAAATTTTGGAGCGTTCAGCCTTACTCATCCTCGTATCTCGACGACGGTTCAAAGAAATATTACCTGTATATCAAAGCGAACAGGAACAATCAGTCGGCGGAGTTCAATCTGTTGGAGACCGCTCGGAAAATGGAATCCGAGGCGGGGGTCTATTATTTCCTCGTCGGTGTTCTGAACAGCGAATACGACGGAGAGCGGAGTTTCGTAACCCTATATGGGTACACGGAGGTTCTGCCAGGTCGAGTTACGACAGAACGGGTCGTCTCAGGCGACGGAGACAGTTATTTCGATATGCTCCAAAACCGCCTCAAACTCGGAGACGCTTTCTCGTTCAACGCCGACGGAACTCGGAAACTGATTCTCCGAGGGACATTGGTTCAGAGCGAGAGCGGAGACACGGAATACATCGGCTGTTACCGAGGCGTTTACAATCCGTCGTACACTTATTATCAGGGCGACGAGGTCTCCTATACCGTGAACGGAATGACCTCGACGTATCGTTATATCTATGCGACCCCCTCCCGAGGCGTTGCGCCGACCTCGTCAACTCATTGGCAGGTAATCGCTCAGGGTTCTAAGGGCGACAAAGGACAGGACGGTAAGGACGGAATCTCGCCGAACACAGCGTTCAAAAGCACCGTTTTCCTCCGCTCGAATCCCACGCCCTCGACCCCGACAGGCGGCAGTTATGCGAACCCTGTCCCGAACGGTTGGAGCGACGGAATCCCCTCGGGCGAGGAGAAACTATGGGCATCGACCCGAATTTTCTCCTCCGACGGTCTCAGCCCTCAGCAATCGACGTGGACAGCCCCTCGACAAATGACTGATACAGCCGATTTCGATGTGGAGTTCTCCTCTGTTGCGAATCCGTCCGCCCCGACGGGGCACCCGAATACGAACGCTCAGTGGAGCAATCAGTCGGACGAATCGACAATATGGATGGCGACCTCGAAAAAGAGCAACGGCGTGTGGGAATCTTGGCAAGTCTCCCGAATCAAGGGAGAGAACGGTCAGGACGGAACGTCGCTGAAAGTCAAAGGAACTTGCGTCTCTCATTACGCTACATCGACAGCGTTCACGGAGGCGGGGTCTCCGATTGGTCGAGGCGAGACTGCCCTGCTCGACATCAAAGACGACGAGGCGGAGGAGAATCAGGCTCTGTGGTATGCGACCCGTTCGAGCCGATTGATGCTCGGCGTTGGTTATCAGTTAACCTACCATAAAGCCGAAATCGGCGACGCTTTCGTTATGCAATCCGACGGACATCTGTATATGGCTGACGAAAGCGGCTGGAGAGACGTGGGACAGTTCAAGGGAGACAAAGGAGACAAAGGAACGAACGGTCTGAACGCTTACGTCCACATCAAGTTTGCAAACAGCCTGACAACAAACGATTGGTCTGCCAACAACGGCGAGACCCCCGCCGCTTATATCGGCGTTTATACCGACAATCAAGCCGCCGACAGGCTCGATTGGAGCCTGTATCAGTGGACGAGGTGGAGAGGCGAGGACGGTTTCGGTTACGAATACATCTATCGACGGACATCAAGTTCCGCCGCTCCCTCGACCCCGACAACGAACAGCCAAAACGACGGCTATGTCCCGAGCGGTTGGTCGGCAGATCCGCTCGATATTTCGGCGGCATATCCATACTGTTGGATATGTTATCGAAAGAAAACAGACGGCGTGTGGGGTTCGTTCATCGGTTCAAGTTCCGACCATTCCAAAGCCGCTCTCTTTGCCAAATACGGAGATAAGGGCGACAAAGGAGACAGCGGCGACGACGGACGATTCACAGAGCTGCGGTTCGCTGTCAACGGTTCGACGACGACCCCTCCCGCTCTGACAAATACGAGCCTGAATCCCTCGGGGTGGACGACGACCGTTCCGACGGTAAACAAAGGTTATTACCTTTGGCTGACCCGAGCCGTCAAGACGGGAGACGGGACAGCCCTAATCTCGAATTGGAGTACACCTGTCAGAATTACCCCTTACGACGGCAAGGACGGAGCAAACGGGAAAAGCCCTGTTATGGTTTTCCGAGGACAGTATAACAGTTCAAAGACATATTATGGGAATGCAAACCGCCTCGATTGCGTCAAACATGGCGATACTTACTACATCGCCCGAATCGACGCAGGGACGTTCTCGTCTCCCGCTCCTCCTGACACCTCAAAATGGAACTCGTTCGGAGCGTCGTTCGAGAGTATCGCAACCAACCTACTGTTAGCAGAAGGAGCGAACATCGGCGATTGGTTTATCTCTCAGGGACGAATCGTCTCCACCCTGTTAAGCGGAAATAAAATCTTGCTCGACGCAAAGAACAGTCAAATCCGAGTGGAATCCGATTATTCAGGAGGCGAATACTCTCAGGAGAACCTCGGCTCGGTTATCGAAATCGACGCAAATCAGGGTATCGTCGAGGCGAGGGCAAAGAGTGGGTATTCCGCCGTGTCCTATCTCTCCCCGACGGGCATATTTGCAAACAGGGCAGGAACTCAGTGCGTTTCAGCGTCGACAGGAGCGACACAGAGAGCCTCGATTTGCGGTCTCGGGTTCGGTAACCTCAATAAGGAGGCTTGGCAAATGGGAGCGGATTTCAACCTGATTGCGGGGGTTTACGGAAACGCCTCCAACAGCGGCACAGCACCTTATTACGGAGGTTATTTCTACAACCTGAAAGCGAACGGAATCTCCCTGAACACGAAATACATCACGACGAGCGGAACTTATCTGACAGATTCTATCTCGAACGTCGTCGGGTTCGGCTCGTCTCGCCTGAACGTGTATCTCCCCGCCTCGACCCGAGAGGGACAGACGATTTTCGTCAAACAGTGGTGGTACGGGTCTCTCCGTGTTTATCCTCGGGGCGGACAGAAGATTTACGACGATACCTCTCAGAACGATTATTACGATTTTTTCGAGGGACAGGGCGGAATCTTTACGTTTGTTCGAGCCTCAATCAACGGCGAGAGCGTCGAGGTGTGGTTAGTTAGCCGTTGGAAATATTAAATCAATCAATTATGACAGAATACGGATATATGGAGAATGGCTACCTCCGCTCTCGATTCATTGAGCCAATAGTTCGTAAATTCCTCGACGAACACGGACAGCCGCAAACAGAGGAAATCTCAGTCGCAAGACAGGTTGCCGAACTGTCGCCTGAATGGAAACCCGTTGAGCCTCTCGACCCTGAGAGGCTCGAATCAGGGGACGAGGAGTATATTATCGTTCCGCAACCTTATGACGCTGGAGACAGAATCTCGTATCACTATAACAGGAAAAGAGACACTCAGCGAATCAGGGCAGAGATTCAATCTCTGAAAGACAGTCTCGCCGAATCCGATTATCAGATAACAAAATGTTACGAGGCGTTTATGCTCGGTGCGGAACTCCCTTACGACGTTGAATCTCTCCACAGAGAGAGACAGTCTCAGCGAGACCGAATCAACGAATTAGAGGAGGAACTGTAATTTTACGCCCTCAAAGTGATTACATTATAATCATATTTGATTACCTTTGCAATCATAAATCAATCGTATCAGAATGGAACAGACAACTTGGTGGCAAATCCTCGCTCTGATTCTCGGGGCGGTAGGAGGGTTCGAGTTTATCAAATGGGTATTCAACCGAAAAACCGAACGTCGGCTGAATAACATCGAGGTCAAACAGAAAGATTTCGACCTCGACGAAAAACGAATCGCCGAACTCCACGCCTCGATTGATAAGGCGAACGAGTTAAACGACAATCTCCTCGCCCGTCTGTCTCATGCGAACGCCGCTATCGACAAACATATCGACAGGAATCGGGAACTCTCAGACCGATTATACATGGCGGAACAGGAGACGAATCGGGTAAACGACGCTCTGACCGAGGAACAGCACAAGACAGCCGACCTCGAACGACGGCTCGGAAATGCGCTCCGTCTCGCAGATCACTATAAAGGATGGCGATGCGAGAGAGGCGACTGTCAAGACCCCCGAGGGAGGAGACCGCCGAACAGCAAGCTCAAAGGCAAAACGTATGCTCTGCCCCCTCATATCGAGGAGGCGAACTCAGAATCTTAAAAACATATTTTGTTATGAAAGTATTAATCGACAACGGACACGGAGAGAACACGGCGGGAAAGCGTTCGCCCGACGGCTCTCTCCGAGAGTACAAATGGGCGAGGGAGATTGCCTCTCGCCTCGAATCGACTCTCAAACAGAAAGGAATCGACGCTGAACGAATCGTCAAGGAGGAGACCGACGTTCCTCTCGGGGAACGCTCCCGACGTGTGAACGCAATCTGTCAGCGTCTCGGGACAGGAAACGTAATCCTCGTTTCGATTCATTGCAACGCCGCTCCTCCTTGCGATAACAAATGGCACAACGCCCGAGGCTGGAGCGTGTGGACATCGGTCGGACACACGAAAGCGGACGACCTCGCCACAGCGATTTGGAACGCTATGAACGCCCGTCTGTCCGCCTATAAAGCGACATTCTCGGGAGCGGGCAATCAGAAACCTATGCGGGCGGATTTCTCCGACGGAGACCCCGATTTTGAATCGAACTTTTGGATTCTCCGAAAAACCTCCTGTCCCGCCGTCCTGACAGAAAACCTCTTTCAGGACAATGTTCAGGACGTTTCCTATCTCCTCTCGGAATCGGGAAAACAGACGCTCGTCGAGGCTCACGTCGAGGGAATTGTCAAATACCTAAACTCCGTCAAAAAATGAAACATTTGCCTTGCATTGTCCTGACCGCTGTCCTCCTGACAGCCTGTGCCTCCTCCCGCAAGGCGGCGACCTCCACCTCAACGGATTCCTCCGTTCAGGGGAGAGACAGCGTCCGAATCGAATATCGGGAGAGAACCGTTCTCGTCCCCGATACCGTGTTCATCGAGATTCCCGCTCAGACAGCCGAACGAACCACGCCTGACAGCCTGAGCCACCTCGAAAATGATTTTGCCGAGAGCAACGCCCGAATCAATCAGGACGGAACTCTGTTCCATGACCTGAAAACGAAACCTCAGGAGAAAGCCGTTCCGACCCAAAAGGAGATTCAGTATCGGGACAGTATCGTTTATAAAGACCGAATCGTTAAACTCAGGGTAACGGAGACGAAAACGGTCGAGGTCGAGAAAAAACTGAGTTGGTTTCAGAAAACTCAAATTTACGGTTTTTGGGCGTTGTTGCTCCTCCTTGCGATAATTTACCGCAAGAAATTATTTGGAGCGATTGTGCGGCGTATTTTGAAAAAATAACTATCTTTGTTCCGAGACCTCTCGGAACAGGGTCGAAAGAGGGGCGAAAACCCCTCTTTTTTGCATTTCTGTTGTTATTCTGTTGCGATTTCCGTAATCACTTTTCCGAGACCTCCTGACTGTCTGATAGTTCAGACCAGCTCCCGAGATTCTGCGTGGGAAAATAAGGCGAAAAATGGCGTTTTTCAGGAGTTGTCAGTCATTTGTTGCTATTCTGTTGCTGAAAGGTCTCGATTATCAATCTAAGAAAGTAAGTATCAAACAGATAAGAGATTTGACTGAGTTTCTGTATCGGAAAATAAGCCTCTGAAATTCCTGAAAAATCAGATATAATCCAAACACAATTCGGATTAAATAGCGGGTTATTCCTCAATAATATACGATTTCGGA